TGGTATAGGAAATTTTAGTCCTAAAAATCACTATGGTAATGGAGAAAGTAAATATAATTATGATTGGAATAATGAAATACCTAGTAAATTATATTTTGAAGAATTAAAAAGAATAAGTAAAGATAGGATAATATTTGGTGCAAATTATTATAATTGTTTTGAAGAAAAAGGTGGTGCTATTATTTGGTATAAAGACCAAAAACACCCTAATATGTCGCAATGTGAAATAGCAAGTTTTAGTAGATATAAAAAAGTAGATTTTTTTAGATACGACTGGACAAATACAGATAAATATAATGAATTAAGAAAAACTGATATACACCCTTGTCAAAAACCTATAACATTATATGATTGGATTTTAAAAAAATATGCAAAAAAAACAGATAAAATATTAGATACTCATTTAGGAAGTGGATCTAGTGCTATATCTAGTTTTTATTATGGTTGCAAAGAATTTGTAGGAATTGAAATAAATACAGAATATTACAATAAAAGTATAAAAAGAATACAACAAGAAACAGTACAAATTAAATTATTATGAGAAAGAAACACAGTCCACCAAAAAACATAAGAACAAAAGATCAATACTTTAGATATTTTTTATTTGAAGTAGATAGAGGGGTAACAAATGACGTTTATATACATAAAGAAACACAAAAAATAGAAAGTGAGGACGAGTACATACTAAATAAAATAGATTTTATACAAGACCAATATAACCCTCAAATGGTTGTAGTAGAAATTTCGCCTTTAGGTAAGTGGGAATACAATGCTTTAAAACAAACGGGAGTTAATTTATTTGCTGAACTTTGGAAAAACTAAACGAATATTTAGAAAAAAGCTATACTAATTTGTTAGATATATCTAAACGTATAACTAGCAATAGACACCCCGACTATGAAGACTTATTACACGAAACTATATTAGCTTTATACAATTCAGACCAAAAAAAAATAAAAGATATTATACAACAAAAAAAACTAACATTTTATATTGTTAGAATAATGTTAAATCAATATCAAAGCAATACAAGTCCTTACCATAAAAAGTATAGAAAACAATACAACGAAAAACAATTAAAAGAATTTTATATTTATACTAAAGAACCTTTAACAAAAGAGAAAATGAAAAAGTTAGAGGAGCAAGAGGATAGGTTACAATGGATAGAAGACAAATTAAAACATTTGAGCTGGTTTGACGTAGAGGTATTTAAAATATATTATAGAGAAAATTATAGTTTAAACACAATGAGCAAGGCAACAAAAATAAATAGAAGTACACTTGGTAAGTCAATAAGGTATATAAAAAACTATTTAAAAGGTTTAAAATGATAGAGTTTATAAAACATTTATTAGGATTATGTGGAGAACCTCATTTAAACATATTTACTATTATGATGAGTACGCCAATAATAAGTTACATAATATATAAAATAATTAAGTTATGACAAAAAGTAAAGGACTAGGTGACGATATAGCAAAGTTTACAAAAGCTACGGGTATAGACAAGTTAACTAAAAAAGTATTAGGTGACGATTGCGGTTGTGATGAGCGTAGACGTAAATTAAATCAACTATTTCCAAGATTTAAAAACATAAGGCAATTTACACAAGACGAAATAAAAATATACGAAGAAGTCATACCCAGCATTGAAAAAACACAAACAATAAATAGAGAACAAAAAAGTATAGTAAACGCTTTATATAAAAGTATATTTGGTAACAAGCCACAATGGAAAAGTTGTAGTCCTTGTAATAAGCAAATTATGAACAATTTAAAAAAGGTATATGAAAAAAGTTGTAAGATTTGAAAAAGTACGTTAAAATATATATGGAATATTACGACTACGTTATTGATGACGTTATACTATGTGAACATTGTAGTAGAGTTGCGGTAGATATTCACCATATAGACGCTAGGGGTTTAGGTGGTGACCCAAGAGGACATAGAAACCAAATAGAAAATCTTATAGCTTTATGTAGAAGTTGTCATATAAAAGCTGAAACAAATAAAGACTTTAATAATCAATTAAGAAAACAAAATAAAAGCAAACATAATCATAGTTACTAATGAAAATAGAAAAAGTAAAAATACACGATTTAAACCCGGCGGAATATAATCCAAGAAAAATGACAACTAAACAATACGAGGATTTAAAAAAATCTTTAGAAAAGTTTGGTTGTGTAGATCCTATAATAATAAACTCGGATAATACAATTGTAGGCGGACACCAAAGAGTTAGAATTATGGTAGAGCTAGGAGCTAAACAAGTACCCGTAGTTAGAGTAAATCTATCTAAAGAAGACGAAAAGGAATTAAACGTAAGATTAAATAAGAATACGGGAGAGTTTGACTTTGATATAATGGCGGACAACTTTGATATAGAGGATTTGCTAGAATGGGGTTTTAAACATATTGATCTGGGATTGAATATAGATAAAATAGAAGAAGACAAGCCAACAACAATAACAATAAAAGAGAAAGACATAAAACTAGCTAATAAATTATATGAGGATTTAAAAGCACAAGGTTATAAAGTAAGTATAAAATAAATTTAATAAAATGGGCAAAAAAGAACGTACACTAAAGAAAGAAACATTACTACAAGCGTTAGAAAGTAGTTTAGGAATTGTAGCTACGGCTTGTAATAGAACGGGAATAAGTAGAAGTAGTTATTACAAATGGTATAAAGAAGACGAAGAATTTAGAAAAAGGGTAGACGAAATAGACAATATAAAATTAGACTTTGTAGAAAGCAAGTTATTTAAAAATATAGAAAACGAAAAAGAGAAAAGTATTATATTTTACCTACAACATAAAGGGCATAAGCGAGGTTATATACAAAGACAAAATATAAATTTAACATCTAACGAAGAAGACATAAAGAAAATAGAAATTGAAATTATTGAACCTAAAGGGAACGGTAGTCCTACAAAAGAATCTTAATGCTAGTACAAGAATTGTAGTTAATCAAGGTGGTACAAGAAGTAGTAAGACGTATTCACTAGCTCAATTAATAATACTTAAAGCATTACAAAGCAAAGGTAAGGTATATACTATTTGTCGTAAAACGCTACCAGCACTAAAAGGAACGGCGTATAGAGATTTTTTTAATATACTAGAAAGTCATAATTTATATAATCCCGACAACCACAATAAAAGCGAATTAACATACAAGCTAAATGGAAATACAATAGAATTTTTAAGTATTGATATGAGCCAGAAAATCCGAGGTCGTAAGAGAGCCGTACTATGGCTAAATGAAGCTAACGAGTTTGCTTTTGAGGATTGGGTTCAATTGTCATTAAGGACTACGGAAAACATATATTTAGACTTTAACCCGTCTGACCCTTATAGTTGGATTTATGACAACGTTATAAATAGAGATGACTGTACTTTTATAAAATCTACATATTTAGACAACCCATTTTTACCCGAAGAAACAATTAAAGAAATTGAAAGGTTAAAAAAGCTAGATTCTAACTATTGGACTATATACGGTTTAGGGGATATGGCTCAACCTACCGAAACAATATTTAGACAATTTAACCTATGTAACACGATTCCAGATCAAGCCACGCTAATAGCTTTAGGTATGGATTTTGGATATAGCAACGACCCAACGGCTATTGTAGAAGTATACAAGCTAAATAACGATTTATACATTAATGAGTTGTTATACGCTAAAGGTCTAACTAATCAAGATATAGCTAAAAGGTTAAGAGAGTATAATATAACAAGGCAAGTAGAAATAATAGGTGATAGTGCCGAACCAAAAAGTATAGAAGAAATACATAGACTAGGATTTAATATAAAAGGAGCTAAAAAAGGAGCGGATAGTATTAATATGGGAATAGATGTATTAAGGCGTTATAAGATACATATAACAAAAAATAGCGTAAATGCTATTAACGAATTTAAGTATTATAAGTGGCTAGTAGACAAGAACGGACAAGTAATAAACAAACCCGCAACAAATCAACAAGACCACCTAATTGACGCCCTCAGATACGTAGCGTTAAATAAGCTAACTACCAATTATAGTGGTAAGTATTATATTTTATGAACAAAAACAACAATTTTATATTTATAACAAATGGCTAGAAAACAATTTGAGGTTATAGTGCCTACGGAATGGAAAGATATTACTATTGCAGAATATCAAAAGTATTTAGAATTATCTAGGGTAAAGAGAAAAACAAAAGAGGACGAGATAATAGCTATGTTTTGTAAAGTAGATAAAAAACTTATAAAAAAAATAAAATTAAAAGATAAAAAAATACTTGTAGAAAAATTAAACAAGTTTTTAAATAGTAAAGAAGAAAAAGATTTAGAAAAAAGAATAGAGTTTAAAGGTAAGCAATACGGCTTTATACCTAATTTGAGTAAAATGACAACGGGCGAGTTTGTAGATTTAGAAGAATATTCTACTAATATAAACGCTAATTTACATAGAGTAATGTCGGTTTTGTATAGAGAAGTTGATAGAGAAATAAACGAGTATTATAGCGTAAAACCTTATGATCCCGACGAGCTGGAAATAGACAAATTTAAAGATTTACCAATGAGTACAACACTATCGGCGATAGATTTTTTTTTTTATTTAGGGAAAAATTTGTTGGAAGATTTAAACAGTTATTCGACGGAGCTAGTGAAGAACAACAAGGTCAAAAAACTTTAGCTAGTAAATGGGGTTGGTATAACATTATATTTTCTTTGTCTTCGTCTATATTAGACATAGAAAAAATAACTAAAACGGAGATAGCTTTAGTGTTTACATATTTAAGCTATCAACAAGACAAGAACAATATAGAAAAAAGTAATTATAATAAATATAAATGATAACATATAAAAACATAGTAGACGACTTTAATACAATAGCTACAAATCATTTTTTAATTAATTCTTTTCATAGTGGATTGTTAGACGAAGTAGATATTGATAAAATGGATTCTAGCAATTTTCCTATACTTTATGTAGAGCCAGGAAATACAAACATAGACAAAGGCGTACTAACTTATACATTTAAGGTTTTCACTATGAATTTAGTAAAAGAAGACTTGTCTAACCGTGAGGAAGTTTGGTCGGAAATGTTACAAATTATGCAAGATGTTATAGCAGAGTTTAGACAAAACTTGTCGGTTCAAACAGCTAACGACCCGGGTAAAAAGTTTAGCTATATACCTAACGAAGTAGTTTTAAACTTACCTATAAACGCCGAGCCATTTAGCGTTAGATTTTCTAATATGCTAACGGGTTGGAACGCTACTTTTACTATGCAAGTTAATAACAATAATTCACTATGTGACGCTCCTATTGAGCCAAGCGATAAAGATAGAAACGTATAATGGAATTAAAAACAAAAGCATTAGAAGAAGTATTAACAAGTTTTGGTAGTAATCTAATAGAAAAAGCCAGATCTAACTTAAACAAAAAAGGTAAAAGAGCAAAAGGCACTTTATTTAATGAGATGAGCTATGATATTGAAAAAACTGAAAGTGGCGTAAAGTTTGTAATGAATTTTGGACAAGCTGAAGACTATTGGATATTTGTAGACGAGGGCGTACAAGGTGCGGGTGGCTTTAAAGGTAGCGGTAATAAAAGAGGTCAAGGTAGTCCGTTTAAATTTACAAACAAACAACCGCCTTTTAGTGCTATACTACCTTGGATAAAATTAAAGGGTTTAAAAGGTAGAGATAAAAAAGGTAGATTTATAAAAGATAAATCTTTAGCGTTTTTAATAGCAAGAAGTATAAAACAAAAAGGTATAGAAAGAACAAGGTTTATTAGCAAACCGTATAACGATATGATAGAGGACTTAAAAGTAGATTTAACTAGAGCTATGGCGGAAGATATGGATAATTCAATAACAATAGAAGAACAACCTAATTTAAAAATTAATTTAAGTAGATAATGGCGTTTACAATAGAACAAAAACCAAATCAATTAGCGGGAGCAAATAACCCTATGATCTTTGTATTAAAAGAAAGCACAACAATTATAAACGACCCTAAATTTAAGTATGTAGCTAAAATATATAAAAGTACAACTAACGCTAGTACTTGGTCTTTATTAACAACTATAAAAGTGCCTAAAAATAATGCTGGAGTTGGTATAATAGATATACACAAAATAGTAAAAACAAGTTTAGAAACACAATTAAAAGATGTAGGTAATCAAGAATCAATAGACGGTTCTATACATTCAATAGGTAAAAATGACACGTCTAATATATATTCTCAAAATACAAGTCAAGTAGTAGGAATAAAAGTAGAGGGGGGTTACGAAAAAGCCACGTCACAAACTACCGCTCCCGTTGTTACTTTGCCTAGTGGTGGTGTAGACGGAGCTAGTGAAATTATATATTCTATTCCCGCAACTACACCTTTTACCGATACGGGTACAAACGAGGGCGGGTTAGACATTGACGGAACAAATAACCCAATGACTAAATATATACCTCAAAGTATAGTAAAACAATTTTTAACTAATAGTCCAACATATCAATTTGTTAGAGGTGGTAATTCTTCTAGTGATAATGTAGACGAATTAACGTTAGCTTTTATACAAGACGGGTTAATTACTGACGGATCGCCAATAGAAAAAATAAACGTTAGCTATTATTTAGCTGACGGAACACTAATAAATAGTGTAGATATTAGCAACGTTACGGGTGTAGGTGGTAAAGCTAGTGCTGACGACGTAAAAAATAGTTTAATATATTTTGGGGCGGGTACATACAACTTGCAAAATTTTGATAATGGTGGTACAAATCTACAAAGACCTAGCAACAATACTAATTGGGCGTACTATACAATTAAAGGACAAGCTACAAGTGGCGGAGCTAGAACAAAAACCTATTACTTTTATAGATATGGAGCTGGAATTACGGGCGTAGAGGATAGACACCAAAGTTGCAATAAATACGACAATATTAGGTTAGCTTGGCGTAATAGGTTAGGTTGTTGGGATTATATGAATTTTCGGGGTAAGTCTATGGAAAGCATAGATATAAAAAGCGAAGAAATGGAAAGAGTAGTAGGAAGTTGGAATAGTGCTACGTTTACTTATGAAAACTTTGATAGGGGTAGAGAAACTTTATTTACAGAAGCACAAAGAAAGTTAGTTGTTAATACTGATTGGTTAAATGAAGACGAGGGTGCTTGGCTAGAAGAATTGTTTACGTCTACTAACGTACATTTACTAGATGATAATAGTATTGTGTACCCAATGATAATTACTAATAAAAATTACACAAAAAAAACAAGCGTAAACGATAAAATGAAAATACAATATACTATAAATTTAGAGTACGCTAATAAAGTAAAAACGAATAGCTAATGAATGTTAGACTTGTAGCATACCGTAGAGAAAATGATAGCTCCGCACCTTTTGAAGTCGAGCAATACGAATTAGATTTACAACAAGCTCCTAATGTAGTTGTAAATTATAATTTTTTAGATTTAAAAAATCCAGATCAAAGAAAGGCTAATTTTAGCCAAACAATTAAGCTACCTTTTTCGAACCGCAACAATGATTTTTTTGAAAACTATTTTGACGTTAATTTAGAAACGTTAGTATATAATGCTCAAACTAAATTTCAAGCTATACTATATATAGATAGTGTACCACAACTAAAAGGTTTTTTACAACTAAAAGCTATATATTTAAATAAAAGATTATACGAAATAGCTTTATTTGGTAATACTGCGGATTTTTTTACTGACCTTAAAGATAAAAGACTACAAGACGCTTTTAAAAATGTAAATGAAACTACGGGAGCAATAACAGACGACAAGCAATTAGACCACATTCTATCAGTAGACAATATTATTAATAGTTGGACAACGGGAATTACTACTACGGAAGACACGCCAACTACTACAAACGATATAATGTACCCAATTATAGACTATGGACATTCTAATCAACCTTTAAGCTCGTCTATGTTTTGGTCGCCCGAAGACTTTGTAGATGAAATTGGATATTCTAATACTGATTTATTTGTAGACTATTTAGAGATTTTAAACGGTATGAACCAATACGGGATTATAAGACCTAGTATGCTTAAACCCGCTATAAGAATACAAAGATTATTTAGAATAATAACACAAAAAGCCGGGTATCAAATTAAAAGTACATTTTTAGGAATTGACGACACAAATGTTTCTACACCCGTCACCGATACTCAATGGTTTAGTAGGTTGTTTATGACTTTAGCACCGCAATTTGAAAGAGTGCAAACTAAATTTGAAACAGCAACGTCTACTACGGGAGCTTTTGTTGGTTTTAAAGGAGAACAAGAGGTAGTTACACCTATTGCTACTGTTCCTTTTTCGGGTGATTCTGTTGGTGAGATTTGTTATCAAGGTCTTATTTGTAGTGAAGTTTACGACCCGAATAATATGTTTTTTCCAGATCTATCGGCTTTACCTTTTGACCTTGCTTTACCCACAAATGTACCCTTTGCTCCCGCAATACTTTTTAATACTACACAAGATATTACACAAACAGACGCTCAATTGCCTTTTGGTTGGGTTAGTATCGAAACAAAATTTACTTTACTAATACCGCCTACGGCTTATTTAAGTAGCGACCCAATAGATTCTATTAATGTTCAAGTGGCTTGGTACGAATATTCATATGCTAGTACGTTATTAGATTCAACAACTTTTACTTTAACGCCGGGAACACACGATATTCAAACAGTAAGTGAATTATGGGCGGGTGGTCCTCAAATGGCGTGTTATTTAGTTGTTGTTTTTTATGGTGCTGAAAGTACGGGTAATTTAAGTGGTGATACATTTCAACCCATTATAACCGATTTATCAATACAAAGTTTAGGCACGGGAGAAACAGGTATGTTTAGTGGTTTTGAAAAAGGTGAAGTTACTATGTTTCACAATATGCCCGATATGAGCCAAGCGGACTTTGTAAAAGACCTTTTAAATAGATTTAATTTAATTATAAAAACAGACCCCGATAACGAAAAATTATTATTAATAGAGCCATATCAAGATTTTATAAATGAGGGTACAACTAAATATTGGACGGAAAAATTAGACGTTTCTAAAGAGCAAGTAGTTAGGTCTACTAATGAAATACAAAGTAAAATTTTAAGTTTTAAAGATTTAGAAGACAAAGACTTTTTGAATGATAGATACACAAAACAACAAAATGTAGTATATGGTGAGCGACGTAGAATAATGAATAATGATTTTTCAAACGGAGAATTTAGCAACTTTAGTGTTATGTCGCCTTTTATAGCACAAGGATTACCACATTGGGATACAAACGGTATAAATTCAGCTATGCCCGACCAAAACGTAGCTATTGCTTATATGTTTGAAGCGGAAGAATACGGTGTTAGAAAAGTACCAAGCGGTATGAAACCTAAATTATTTTATTATTCGGGTACACCAATAGAATTTACGGGTACTAATCCGATAACTAACAACGCTTATAAATTTGCAATATATTCAAATTCATTTATATCTAGTTTAGATGTAGACAGTTTCTACAAATTTGTTAACCCTAGTTCACCCACTACTATTAAATTTCCTTTGTGTTTACAATACAATTTAGACAACTTAAATACGGGTGTAGTAGCCGACACAAAAATAGTTAATTGGACTTATTATAGTCCGTCTTTTAATACGGGATTTACATTTAACTACTTTGGTAATTTACCTAGTAATAAAGGTTTTTATAATGAGTATTGGGCACAGTATATAAACGAGATATACGACAAGGACGCTAGGATTATGGAGTGTTATGTAAATTTAGACCCCGAAGACATAAGAACTTTTGAGGGTTCGGGATTTCAAGATACATATTTTATAAAGAATTGTTTATGGAGAGTTCTTAGTATAGATAATTATTTAGTAGGTGGTAACAAGTCTACTAAAGTAAAACTAATGAAAGTTATAGAAAGGTTAGAAACGGGTTGTGACGCTATACACACAACAACACAAACGGGTTTAATGACTTGGGTAGATAGTGCTACGGGTTTAGCAACAACTATAACTAACGAATGTTGTACGCAACAAAATCCTAATTGGATTTTTGTAGAAACTAACTCTACTACGGGCGAAGGTGATTGTTATGAGTTTTTAGTAAATCAAGATAATAGTGGTGGTGACGGCACTGTACCAACATATACCGATTTTGGATTTACACAAGTGCCTATGTTACCTTATAACAATACGCCAAATAATACATTTATTCCAGCTCTAATGCCTAATATAGAAAACAACTTTCCTATTAGTGCTATGAGAAGAAATGCACAAGAAACTAGAGCTATTACTATATATGCCCAAGCAACAACTTTTAACAATTCTACACAATATCCATTTACAAATAATAGCTATACTACAAAATTTTTAAAACTACCTAATTTTACTATGGTAGACGTTAAGATAACTTTATTAGGTACAGTTTTAGACGGCACAAATAAAGGAAAAATAGGCACGTTTACTTATTTAACTCTTTTAGTTAATAGAAGTGGTACGCCTAGCTTTGTAGGAACGGCTGGGGGTAGTTTAGACCATATAAATAAAGATTCAGCTTTTACTACACCAAGTATAAATATAACGGGATATGATAGTAAAGGATTTTGGAAGCCGTTAATAGTTGGTGGTGCTAATGAACAAGTTATGTGGACGGCAAAAATAGAATTACTAACCCAACCCGTAGGTAACGATGACACACAATTACCAACGGGAGCTATATTCCAAAATGGAAATAGAATATTGTTTGAAGAAAATAACTTTTTACTATGGAATTAGAAAAATACATAAAAGAGGTAGGCAAACTAATGCCTATAACAATAAATTTACTTACTGATCTTGGAGCAACTGGTAGTAAATATGATTTTGCAACGGGTTCGCAAGAATACCCAAGCACAATAAAAGAAACATTTAAAAAAATTAAAGAATTATTATGTCGGAAAAAGTAACAATAGAAGTAGAGGCGGACGTAAAAGACGCTTTAACAAAATTAGGGGCATTAGAAAAAGGAGTTAAAGACGTCGGTAACGAAACTAAAAAACAAACGTCAGCGGTTAAAAGTTTATCTAACGGTTTTAAAGGTTTAGGTTTAGTATTTAGGGGTCTAGGTTTAGGTATTGTTTTAAAAATGGCTAATAAACTTTGGGAAGCGTTACAAAAAAATCAACAAATAGCCGATACTGTCACTACCGCTTTTAATATGATAGGTGTTGTTGTAGGTAAACTTTCAGAAGTTATAACAGAAGTGGTAAATAGAACAGGCTCCTCGGCAGAAAATTTTGACGCTTTAGGAAGAATAATGAAAAACTTAATCAAACTTGCTTTAGAGCCTTTGAAATTAACATTTTTTAGCGTTGCTTTAGTTATTAAAGAAGTACAATTAGCTTGGGAAAAGTCTTGGTTAGGTAAAGGTGATATAGAAAAAATTAACAAATTACAAAAACAAATATCGGGGTATAAAGAAGAAATAAGGTCGGCAACAGAAGAAACTATAAAAGCTGGTAAATCAATAATAGTAGATTTTAAAGAGGGTGTTGGAGAAATACAAAAATTAGGTGAAGTGACTACGGTAGCATTTAACAACACTTTTAAAGATGTTACAGTTGAAAGTGTAAAAGACCAAGCGGAAGCCGTAACAAAAGCAACAAACAACCTTGGTATATTACAAGCTAAATTAGGAGAGGTTAGAATAGAATTTGAAACACAAGCGGAAAAACAAAGACAAATAAGAGATGATGTTAGTAGAACTATTGAGGATAGAATTGAAGCAAATAATAAATTATTAGAGATTTCAAAAAATCAAGCAGACGCAGAAATAGAAGCATTAAGGCAACAACAAGGAGCTTTAAGAAAACAAATGGACGTAAACGTAGATAATGCTGAAATTAAAGCACAAATATTAGAATTAGACAACGCTATTGCCGAAACAGAATTTAGAAAGACACAATTACAAAAAGAAAGCGGAGAGCAAAACAATGCTTTATTATCTGAACAATTAGCTAATAGGCAAGAGTTAGCTAAAATAGGCGTTGACGAAGTAGCAAGACAACAACAAGAGTTTATAAATGAAAGAGATAGATTGCTACGTATGGCGGAGCTAACTATTACTAACGAACAAGAATTAGCACAAAAAAAAGAACAAATAAATAAAGATTACCAAACAAAAAAAGATAAGCTAGACGCTGAAGGTGTAGCAAAAGAAGAAGCAATACAAGACCAAAGAAGACAAATCATAGGTAGTGCTTTAAGTGGTATAACGGCTTTAGTGGGTGCTGAAACAAAAGCGGGTAAAGGTTTAGCGGTAGCACAAGCAACTATGGACACTTACGCGGGGGCAACCAAAGCTCTAGCACAAGGTGGTTTATTTGGTACATTAGGAGCGGTAGGAATTATAGCTCAAGGTTTAGCAAATGTTAGAACAATACTACAAACGGACATTCCTGGTGAACCCGACGGAGGCGCACCGCCACCACCTACACCCGAAGTAGTAGAAGACGTTACTCCAATAGCTCCTACTTTTGGAGCAATAGAAACCGAACCGCCACCCGTACAAGCGTTTGTAGTTGAGAGTGATGTAAGTAGTAGTCAAGCGTTACAAAATGATTTAGATTTACAAGCAACGTTATAAACAATTTTAAACAATTTATATTTATAAGTATGAGTAAAGAAAAACTAAAAAAAGTAGAACTAATTATAGACGAGGATAGCGAAAGATTTGGTGTAGAAGCTATTAGTTTAGTTGAATTTCCAGCAATAGAAGAAAATTGGGTATTTTTTAACAAAGACCAATTTTTAACATTAGCAAAATTAGACGAAGAACAAAAAACTTTAGTTGGTGCGGTATTAATACCTAACAAAGAAATTCCAAGATATGATCAAGAAAAAGACGAAAAATATATAGTCTACTTTACCGAAGAAACTATAAGACAAGCACAAGAGCTATTTATGTCAAGTTTAAGAAACAATAACGCTACTTATGAGCATAAAGTACCCGTAAAAGGAATTAGCGTAGTTGAAAGTTGGATAAAAGAAGACGAAAAAAATGATAAGTCTAGCTCTTTTGGATTTAAAAAATTACCTATTGGTACTTGGTTTGTAAAAATGAAAGTAAATAATGATGAGATTTGGAATAGTGTAAAAGAGGGTAAAGTAAGAGGTTTTAGTATAGAGGGGTTTTTTACTGATAAAATAATAGAAGCGTCAATACCTAAAGATATTATTGACCTAGCTGAAGAATGTACGGATTGTCCCGACGAAGTTACACTAGCAAAAATAAAAGACATTATTTTAGAAAACGAATTAGCCGTTGTTGGTAGTTTAGACGGAGAGCCATTATTTGCAACTAAAGAAGAAGCTGAAATATACGCTGAAATGTTTAAAGGGTGTAAAGGTTTTCATACTCATAACGTAAACGGCGTAGTTAGGTATATGGCTTGTTATACTCACGAAGAAAGTACAAAGAAAGAATACATAGAAGACGAGTTAGGAAAAAAACGTAAAAAGTATAAGAAAAAAAACAAATATGTAAGTTATTCTAATTATATACATAAACAAGCGTTAGCTAAATATAATTGGAATGATTGTATTAGAGATATGGTTAGGCAATACAACAATAAAAAAATTGCTAATAAGGTTTGTAATTCCATAAAAAATAGGGTAGAAAAAAGATAGTCCTATGAACAATTATTTAAGTTTAATATTTATAAAAAAAAAGTAACAATGACTACAATAGAAAAAATAAAAAAACTTTTGTTATCTAAAGACGAAAACAAAGAAATTAAAATGTATGCAGAGATGATACTAGAGGACGGTAGAGTATTAGCAACAGAAGACGACCAATTTATGATTGGCTCTAAAGTTATGGTTATTGGTGACGACGGAGAAACATCACCGCTAGAAGCCGGTTCTTATACAATGCAAGACGGGGCAAAAATAACAATAGACGAAGATTCTAAAATATTAGATATGGGAGAAGAAAAAGAAGCGGAAGAAGTTGAAAACGAAGAAGAAAAAGAAGAAATGGAAGAAGAAAAGAAAGACGAAGAAATGGAAGAAATAGACGAAGAAGAATTGTCTAAAGCAATATTTGACCATACTCCAGATCACGTTAGCAAAGATAAAGCTAAAGAAATGGCTAAAAAAGTTAAAGAAATGGCTTATGAGAAAAAAGAAGAAATGGCGGAAGAAGTAGAGGAAGTTAAAGAAGAAGTAAAAGAAGAAGAAATGGTTGAGATGTCTAAAGATATGATTTCTTCGTTAGTAGAAGAAGTTGAGGAATTAAAATCTCAAATAATAGAATTAGAAAAAGAACCGGGTAGTGAGGGTTTTACTCATTCACCCGAAAGTAATACTAAATCTAAAACAGTTGATTTAGCTAGAATGTCACCTAGAGATAGGGTAGCATATTATATTAACAATAAATAATTAAATTTTTAAAAAATGAGTAAATTAAATGAATTAAGTAAGCAGTACAATTTTGATGTTACTGTAAGTCCCGCTACAACTTATGCGGGTGAACAAGCGTTACCTTATGTTACAAGTGCTGTAAAATCTAATGACACAGTAGCTAAAGGTTATGTTAGAATTATGGACGGTTTAACAAGTAAAGCTGTAATTAGTAGCTTGGTAACTACCGACCCTATTGTAGCTTCGGCTTGTAGTTTTTCTGATGCTGGTACTACTACACTAGGAGAAAGAGTTTTAACTGTAAACGACTTAAAAGTAAATAGAGAAGTATGTAGAAAAACAGTATACCCAACTTGGGTTGGAAAAAATATGACGCAAAACGGTGATCTACCAGGTAGTTTTTCTGACTTTTTAATTGAAGTTGTATCGGGTCAAGCGTCGGCACAAATAGAAAATGGTATTTGGGTTTCGGATAACTCTAATGGCGATGGTAACAATGGTATATTTGGTGCGGGGTTTTTATCTAACGATGGAACATTTGACCAAAATGGTTTGAATGCTTCTGCAACTGCGGACTTTACACAAGTTACAATGAATAGTGGAAGTGCTACTACAAATTCTAATATAGACGACGCTTTAGCTTCTGTTTATGCTAGTGTTGTAGGTAGTCACCCGGGACTAGAATTTAGAGAGGGTTTTGGTTTCTATATGAATAACAAAATGTATAGCTTCTATGCTCAATTTTTATCGGGTACTGCACAAGGACAAGGTATTAATATGGTAGGTTTAACACTAAACCCAGAGGGACTAACGTACTTGGGACACCCAATTTACAGATGCCCTGGTATGCCTGACGATTGTATTGTTGCAACTTACAAAGACAATTTAGTATTTGGAACTAATTTAGGTACTGATTTAACTGAAGCGTCTATTATACCTACTTATCAATATGACGGTTCAGATAACGTTCGTGTTGTTATGAACTTTGGTATAGGTGTACAAACTGGAATTGGAACTGACGGGGTTGTTGGTTGTATATTCTAAATTGAATTAAATTAGGGGTGTGAAATACCACCCCTTTTTTTTAAAAGAATATTAACAATATAAAATATATAAAATGGCTTGTAATTTAACAAAAGGTTTATTAGTAGATTGTAAAGACCAAATAGGCGGTTTAAAGCGTATATACTTTGTTAAGTCATATTGTTCAGACATTAGAGCTAATGCTACTTTTGACGGAACCGATACAAATGTTATAGATACTGCGGGATTTACTAATTGGGATATTGCTGACGGTGGTGCGGTAACAGTATTTCAATATGATTTAAGACCTAACTTGTCTTCTATGACCGTAAACTTTACTAGCGACCCGGCTACGGGTACTACTTTTTTCGAGCAAACTTTATCTATTACTATGCAAAAATTAAGCGTTGCACAAACTAACGAGCTGAAGTTGATTTCTTACAATAGAAGTCAAGTATTCGTTTTAGACAACAACGATAATTTATTTTTGTTAGGTATAGATAATGGTATGGACGTAAGCGGTGGTACTGCGGTTAGTGGTGCTGGAAAAGGTGATATGACCGGTTTTACTTTAGAATTAAGAGGTGAAGAAAAAGACCCTATGATTTGGATTAATGCAACTGCGGGAGTAGGATCTGGGGGTACGCCTACACCTAAATATCCGTTTGACGGATTAACAGACGAAGCAAATTTAACTATCACTACGGGATAATTAATAAATCGTTACTCAAAAAGAAAGGGGCAATTAAGCCCCTTTTTTTGTTTTAATTAATTTCTATTACTTGATAAGGTTCTACACCCGTCCAACCCGTACCCGAACCTACTTTATTTACATTATAAATAGTTATACCGTTACATTGAACGTAAACTATTTGGACTTTTCTAGTAAATGTTTGTCCATTCAATTCAAAAACAATTTTTTGTCCTTGTTTAATATTTAACGAATTATATTTACCAAATGTATTATTATTTTGTGTTTTCATTACTTTTTGTTTTAATTATTATACTACAAATATATAAAGAAAATTTAACATAAATACTATAATTATAAAATATTTTTTATAAAAAGTACAAGTTGTGAACAATATAATGACTTTTATATTTATAATAAACTATATTATGGCTTGGAAAGTTAAAGACGAATACAAAGATTACAAACCCTTAAATATGAACTTATCATTTGGTGAATTAAAACCTCATCAAGTAAATAATTTAAGCCAAGAGTTTAAAGAAAAATATTTTACAAACAAATCTAAAAAGAAAAAAATCAAAACAAAAAGAGTAGAAATAGAAGACGATTTAGATTTTATAGGCGGTAACAATGGGAACTAAAATAGATTGGTTACATATAGATTGGGATATGCACAATGAATTAAAAGAAAAGCTATCAAAAGCAAAAAGCGAAGAAGAAAAGGAAAAATTACACAAAGAATATCATAATAAAGTATTTTCGACTAATGGGAATGTATAATTTAGAATTTACGGGTACTATGCCCCCTACTGTATTAGGTGGTAGTGTAACTTTTTATGAAAACTTAAATAGTTTAGTAGATATACCAAATACAAAATATATTATAGCTTTGTGTAGATCAAGAAAAACAAATATAACAAGATGTGTTACAACTTTTCCAGTTGACGGTAGTAATGATATAGATAATCCCGTTTATTTTAATAATGATAGATTTTGGAAATTTCGTATTACTTTTTTATTTGCTAAAAAAAGTATAAGAAATATATATGACAATTCTGTAAATAGGAAATTAAGTTTAGTTTGTATGCCTACTGACGATACAATAGACATAGATTTATATTATCATTCTTTAAATAGTTATTTATTTAGCTCAGCCGACCCGTCACAAGAAGTTTTAACAAAAATAGAGGGTACTAATATAGTAGTTAATTTAAAGTGTAAAGAGGATTATGTGCAAAAGGGCGATTTTCCAGTTAGTTTTTTTACAGAATATAATGATAATGACGTTGTACCTATAATTCCTAGTACAGATAGTGGGCAACCCGCTTCTGACCAAGAAGAATTAAATGCTCAATACGGAACACAAACATACGAAGTATAAAATGAAGAAAAAAGACAACATATCGGTTATACATTTGGCGGAATATAATCTACCAACTATAAAAGAAGTAAATAACAAAGACTATATTGAGTTTGGAGCGGATAATATGTACCCTCAATATTTATTAGAGCTATACAATGGTAGTAGTATAAACAACGCTATTATAAAAGGTGTTAGTAGTATGATTTATGGAGAGGGTTTAGACGCTACCGATAGAGAAAAAGACGATAATAAAAAACAAAGTTGGTTAGCTTTAAACACTTTACTACATAATTCACCAAAAGATACGTTAAAATGTTTAGCATTTGATTTAAAACTATTTGGAATGTGTTACATTAATACTATATGGAACAGACCAAGAACAAAAATAGTAGAAGTAAGACATATTCCAGCTCAATATATAAGAAGTGGTAAAGCGGACGCTTACGGTAAAGTAAATAATTACTATTATAGTGCGAATTGGGAAAACACAAGAAAACATAAACCAAGATATTATAAAGCATTTGATTTAAAAGATAGGTCGGACGCTAATCAAGTGTTATGTATAAAGGATTATAGCCCTGGTACTTTTTACTATGCTACACCCGACTACCAAGGTTCTACTAGCTATATACAATTAGATATGGAAATAGCTCAATTTCACTTGTCAAATATAAAAAGTGGTATGTTTCCTAGTATGGCTATAAATATGGCTAACGGAATACCTACACAAGAAGAAAGAAGAACAATAGAAAGACAAATAAATACTAAATTTGGCGGTAGTGGTAATGCGGGTAAAATACTATTAACGTTTAACGACGGTAAAGATACCGCTCCAGAAATAGTACCTATTAACGCTAATGACAATAGCGATAGTTACCAATTTTTATCACAAGAAACTACAAGAAAGGTTTTGACGGGTCATAGGGTAACAAGTCCTTTACTATTTGGTGTAAAGGGTGACGGATCTGGATTTGGTAATAATGCTGACGAATTAAGAGATAGTTACAGTTTATTTAACAATACTGTAATTAAACCATTTCAAAACACGCTTTTAGAGGGTTTAGAGCCAATATTTCACGCTAACGACATAAACCTAGATTTATACTTTAAAACGCTAAAACCCGCTGATTTTATAGATATTGGAAATGTAGATAAATTAGATGAAGAAGAACAAGAAAAAGAGGGAATAGATACGGGTGATGAAATTAAAAAAGAATTTAAGGCGTTAGACGACATAGATACAAAGCCAACTAAAGGAATGATAGAAGAAGCTAAAAAGGGTTTAGAATGGCGTAAAGAATACGGTCGAGGTGGTACTATGGTTGGTGTAGCTAGAGCTAGAGATATTGCAAATGGTAAAAACTTGTCTATATCTACAATAAAACGAATGAATAGTTTTTTTGCTAGACACGAAAAAAGTAGTAAACAAGGAGAGGGTTTTGAACCAGGCGAGGACGGATTTCCGTCAAGAGGTCGTATAGCTTGGGCGTTATGGGGCGGTGACGCTGGGCAAAGTTGGTCAAAAAAAAAAGTCCAAGAAATAGAAAACGTTGAAGAATTAACTGAATTATCGGACGAACAATTTGATGAGGTTTTAAGCAAATTAGACGGACAACAAATAAATAGTGAAGAATGGGAAATAGTAGATGAAAGAGATTATGGTAGTAAAGAAAGTTACGAAGATTGGGCAAATAGATTAATACAAAAAAAAGAAAATTTTGCGGTTAATGAAATTAAATCTAATGAAGACAAATTTAGCTATTTAGACAAAGCTATATATAGAGTTAGGTTTAAATATGCGGTAGGATCAACAAAAGCAAAAAAAACTGGTAAAAGTAGACCGTTTTGTGAAAATATGATGAGATTAAGTAGAGGTGGTTTTGTATGGAGAATAGAAGACATAGACAATGCTAGTCGAAGCGGTGTTAATAAGCAATTAGGACATAAAGGTAAAAAATATGATTTATTTAAGTTTAAAGGCGGGGTTTATTGTAGACATAAATGGAAAGAAATACTATATAGACTTAAACAAGGTACAGAATTAAAAGACGGACAAAGTTTAGATAATGATTATAACAAAGTTAATAGTATTCCTAAAAGTTATGTAAGAAGTCCTAGAGGAATTAAAGAAAGTAAAATAGCTCCCGTAAATATGCCTAACCAAGGGGCATACCCGGGAAAAAAATAATATAAAATATGGCGATACAACATACATTATTTATAAGTACAAATAGACTAAAAAAAGATAGTAGTTTAGGCGGTAGTGTAGACGACGACTTATTACTACCATATATACTTATGGCTCAAGATAGATATATACTACCCGTACTAGGAACGGATTTATACAATAAGCTAATAAGCGAAGTAAATAATGACACTTTGACGGGTAATTATTTAACGTTACTACAAACATATATACAACCCGCTTTAGTACAGTTTTCGTACGCCGTTATTTTACCGTTTTTACGTTTAAGAATGGTTAATAATGCGGTTGTTACTATGTCAAGTGAACAAGGCGGTAGTGTTAGTCACGAAGACCTAAAACCATTAATAAATTCGGCTATGGATATGGGCGAGTTTTATAGAGAAAGATTAATTGACTATATAAGAAATAATACGGGTTTATTTCCCGAATATTCTACTAACACGGGAGCTGATTTAAACCCAACAACACAGAATTATTATGCTGGTTTAAATCTTGACGTAGCACCAACAAGCAATAAAATTAAAAGTTTTTTACAAGGTGCTAATATAACTATATTTGATTGTTAAAATGATAACAAAACAAAAGGTAAAAGAAAGAAAAAAAAATATTAATAAACTTAAAACATATTTAAGAAAAAATGGCTTCACAAAGACTAACAGACAAAACGGCTCTAGCCGAACCGACCGCTAAAGACGATTTATATATGATTGTCGATAAGTCCGATACTACGGGTAGTAGTGCGGGAACAAGTAAAAAAATCGACGCTAAATTTATTATACAAACTGATATAGTAACGGGTAATTTAGACTTAAATACTAATCCTTTAACTTTAGTAGCACAACCTGGACTTGGTTATATAGTACAACCTCTTTCTATTACTGTTTTATATACTTTTAATACTATACCAAGTCCAACAGCAAATAATGTGTATATAAATTATGATAGTAGTGATCCAACCGAATATTTAGTAAGACAAAGAGATTTTATTAGAAATGATTCCGCTAGTAGAACTTATCAATTTGGTGCTTCTGGCTTTACTACCGGTGACGGAGTTTATGCGGGAAGTATAGAAAATAGAGCGCTAGTAATGTGGGCAACTGCTGATTTAGGTGGTAATGGTGCTTTTAAAGTTTATGTAACATATCAAATAGTAAAATTATAATGGAAACGTCTAAATATATATACGCTTTACTAATAATTATAATATTAGGATTTGGTACTTGTCAAGCACAGTTTTTTAAATACGCTACTTTTTATACTACTATGAGTATAAATACAAGTATGATAGAAGACCAAGATTATATAGCAATTAATAAAGGTTATGAAGAAACTACACAAATTAATTTGTACGACTACGACTTTACTATTGGGATTCGTAAAATCGCTAGGTTTGACTTTGAGCAAAAACTTAAAACTTGGTACTATGGTAATGAGCAAAGCGTTAGCGATTATACTACTATTGGTAATAATAGCGGTTGGGAGTATTTACTTAATTACTCTTTTATTCGTAATAGGTCTGAAAAATTTACTAATCAAGATTTTTGGATTAGATATTTAGGAAATAATGGAGTTACAAAAATACAAATAAAGAATGATGAAGCACGGGATTTACAATTTACTTCATTTGATACTAGATATAGATTAAATAAAGGTCGTTGGGATTTTAGTTTAGGTGTGGTTGGTAGAAGCCATAGAGTTTACGGCTATAATCCTATTGAAGAAACTTGGGAAGTTGGCGAAGAAAGTTTTTTTGATCTGGCTAATGACTTTGGTTATAGTAGTCAATTTATAAATGGTCGTTTTCATTGGTTTAAAAATGGTGAATTATTAGCAACGTCAAATGACGAATTTTTTAAACATTATTTCGGCTCGGCAATAGCTCAATATAATCAAAACGAAATAGACGCTTTAGGTAGCGTATATGAGCTTTCTGCGGTGTTTGGAATGTCTTACTATAAGTATAGTAATGATTTTTGGCTTTTAAGTTGGGTAAATGTAATGCCGTATCATTACGGTTTAAATAAATTTAGTTATGAATACGACGATTTACCAATAGATTTAGATTTAGGACTTGTTACGGGTTGGAAAATAACAAAGTCGTTAGGTGTATTTATTGAGGGTACATATTTACGTTATTGGGAGAAACCTATATACGAGTGTAAATTAGGGTTTAATTATTTAATATTTTAGTTATGAAAAAGTTGTTATTATTTTTTGTGTTTAGTTTTGGTTTTAGCCAAACAAATTGTGAATTATGCGTTGAGCAAAATGGCTTTTATTGTGGTGATGATGAAGCTAATTGGACACAATATAGTCCTAACGGTTGTGTACCTAATGGTTTGAATGATTTATTTTATTTAAATGACGGTTGGCTTGATTGTGTAGACGGTTCAGACGAACAAAACGCTACACCTACTACTTTAGCGGATTGTGATATATACAATATTGGCGATACTATATTTATAACTGACACTCTTTATATTAATGTTATTGACACTTTGTATATAAATACTATTGACACCTTAACTATAACCGAATATATAGATTGTTTAACCGGTATGCCTTGTGATAATACGGGTATAATAGAAATACTTAAAAAATCACAAAACAAAAATAAAATATATAACATTGAGGGTAAAGAAATATACAGACGTAAAGGGTTATATATAGAGAATGGAAAAATTAACTTTAAATTAAAATAAATATGAAAGAAGTAATAATGAAAATGGTAAACAGTAGAAAATTTTGGTATGGATTCTCTATACTAATGGTAATAATGTTTTCCGAAGATTTAGGAATTAGTGAAACAAAAATGAATAGTTTGCTTGTTGTGGGTGTAGCTTTAATTATAGGGCAAGGACTAGCGGACAAATCTTGTAATATGAAATAAAATGGCTACGGAAATTTCAGAAAACACTAAACTACAACTCAATATTAAAACAATAATAGCTATTATAGTTTTAGTTAGTAGCTTTGTTGGTCAATACTATGTTTTAAGTAATGAAATAGAACTAGCAAAACGTTTGCCCGAATCGGAAATATCTAGGTCGGAGCTGGATTTAAAGCTAGAATTAATTAGTAAAACTGTTATGTCTAACGCTGAAAAACTAGGAAAAATAGAAAACCAAGTAGAAAAAATTGAGGAAAGGGTTTACGAATTAAAATGAAATTTCTAAAATACATACTATTATTGTTGGTAAGCGGATATTGTTGCGGTCAAGAAATTAGAGGGTCTAATGGAATATTAGTCGTAGAGTTCTACGCTGATTGGAATAAACATAATTCTTGCAAATATTTAGAACAACTAAAAGAGTGTAAAACTCTAAAAGTTAATATAGATAAAAAAAAAGATTTACAAGAAGAATATAATATAGAGGTCTTACCAACTTTAATAGTTTTTAACAATTCGGTCGAAATATGCCGATTTAAAGGTAATTTATTATTTCAATTAAATGTTGAAAAGAAAGAAGTACAAGCTAAAATAGATAGTATAATAATAAGTAAATTTAGATAATGAATTTAACACGAGAGTTAATAGAAAAAACTGTAAAAGATAAGGGTTACAATTGGTTTGAAAAAGGCGATTATAATTTAAACATTGTAGGCGTTAGAAATAGCTCTACGGGTGACGAGGTTACTAATAAATTTGACGATAAAATAACACTTTCTTACAAAGTAGACGGTAAATGGGAATTTTATAGTTTTGACGCTACAACAGACCCAGGGCGTTATTGGGTAGAAAATATAATGAGAGTAGAGGGCGTAGCGTGTATGAAGCCTGGACAATATAAAGCATATAGAATAGACAAGCATAGAGGAAACTATGACGCTCTTTGTCAAAGAGAGGGCGAGGTTACAGTATATAGAGATAACAATAAGGACGGTTGTTACGATTTAGACGATAATAATACACAAACGGGATTTTTTGGTATAAATATACATAGAGCTACGGCTAGAGAAAAGAAAAAGTCTACACAAGTAGATAAATGGAGTGCGGGTTGTCAAGTAATAGCAAGTAATGACGATTGGAACGATTTTATTTTTGCTTGTTATAAAGCAAAAGAAATTTGGGGTAATAAGTTTACATATACATTAATTAATAGCGACGATATTTATGGGGATATTTAAAAAATTATTAGGCACAGATAAAGTTATAGATAGCGTAGGTAATATTATAGACGGGTTAGTTACAAACAAAGAAGAAAAGCTAAACGCTAAAGCTAAAATAAAAGAAATAATGAACTCTTATAAAATAGAGGTTGAAAAAAACATTACGGCACGTTGGGAAGCTGACGCTAACGGAAATGCACTTACCAGATCCGTAAGACCACTTGTACTTATATTTCTTATAGTTTGTACTATGCTACTTGTATTTATTGATAGCGGTAGTATAGCTTTTGAAGTAGCGGACAAATGGACGGATTTACTACAATTAACTTTAATAACAGTAATAGGAGCTTATTTTGGCGGTCGTTCGGTTGAAAAACTAAAAAAGTAAATTATCAAAAAAAATTATAGATTAAGATTAACAAAATTAGAACACGATATAATAAAAGAAATGCGTGTATCTAATGGTGGTATAGTTAACAATGTTTTAGTTATTGGTGATTTACACGAACCTTTTAGTTTAGACAAATATTTAGAATTTTGTGTATCTAAATATGAGCAATTTGATTGTACCGAAGTAGTTTTTATAGGTGATATAATTGATAATCATTACGCAAGTTACCACGAAACAAATGCGGACGGAATGGGTGGAGCTGATGAGTTAGAATATGCAATACAAAGAATATCAAGGTGGTATAAAGAATTTCCAAAAGCAACAGTTATAATAGGTAATCACGACCGAATGGTGATGAGAAAGGCACAAACTAGCTCTATACCTAGCAAATGGATTAAAAGCTATAAAGAGGTTTTAGAGGTGCCTGGTTGGAATTTTGTAGAAAGATATGTAAAAGACGGGGTGCAATATTTACACGGAGAGGGTGGAACGGCTAGAACAAAATGTAGAGCCGATATGATGAATACAGTACAAGGACATTTACATACTCAAGCGTATTGTGAGCATTATGTAGGTCAAAATTTTAGAGTGTTTGGAATGCAAGTTGGAACGGGTATAAAGTTTTCAGAATATAGCTTCGCTTATGCTAAAGCGGGGAAAAAACCCGCTATTGGTTGCGGTGTTGTTTTAAACAATGGTAAGCTACCTATAAATCTACTAATGGAATTATAAAAAATAAGGGCAAAAATACTATAATTTTATAGTATAATCACCCTTATTCCGAGTAGCAAAGTAATGAAAAAAGCTACTCTACATTTCAAACATTCTTCTTTGTATTTCTTCTTCGTGTTTTTCTCTTGCCGTCTTTCTATACATATCTCTAATATGCGGTTCTAATATTTCTTTTCTATGCTCGTAAGTAGAACCTCTTAATTCTGTTATTTCTTCTTGCAATTTGCACTTTGTCCGCCTTATTGTTTCAGCACTTGTTAATTTTTTTTGTTTTATTAAATCAAACAAATTTCCAGCACTAATACTATTAGCATTGTACCCTAATTCTTCTAATTCTAAAGTCCAATAAGTACATACGCAAACTTGGGATTGATTTCTAGCTTCTTCGCTACTCTCTAAAATTAGTCTAACTCTAGTTTTAGTTGTTATTTTATCACTCATAATGTTTTATTTTCTATTATTATATTATAAAAGTATTTGTAAAATTTATCAAAATCTTTTTGAGCTTCTTTAGTATATTTAAAACTACTGAACTCATTATAGTTATTTGTATAATAATCTATTTTAAGATCAGTATATTTTTTTTCTACTTTTTTGTGTGCTAAAGCTATTGCTAAACGGTCTACGTCTATTTTTACTATCATAATAAACTATTTTTAATTTTTATTAATGTACTAATATCTTTTTCTTGTAGCTTTTTTGAATAAAAATATAAATCTTTTACAGACGTATTATTTTTAAGAGCTATAATTTGTTCTATTAAAAATTGTTTTGTATTCATTTTATATATTTTTAATTATTAAACCTTTTACTTTATACCATTGAGTATGTAGCTCTAAAATCTTATGTTGTAGAGCTTCGTATATTGTAGAATAGTCTTTATATTCTTCTTGTTCTTTTTCTAATTCTTTAATTCTTTTGTCAAGAATAGATAAGTATTCTTCTAATAGTGTTATATCTTTTTTCGTAGTCATAATGTTTATAGTTTTATATTAGAGTGTACTAAATCATTTACTAATTCGGGATATTTGTCACTTAACAAATCCAGATCATAATTCGATAATTCATTACCTTTTATATCTTTACCGCTTGAAAAGTAAGCGTCGCAATATTTAGGGTGGTCGTTAGTATCTATGCCCGAAACCTCTAACGTTTCTATATCAACGTCTTTATAATTTATAGTGTATTTTGTAGTCATTACTTTTTTGTTTTGATTTATATAAAACAAATATATATAAAATAAATTTAACAAAAAAAATAAATACTTTACACTTTATTAACAATTGTTAAGTTAATAACTTTTTATTTTTGTAAAAATATTTTAACTATATTGCATAAAATTATTTAATATGAAATATAAAAGCAATGAAGAAATTAGCGATTGTATAATTTTACATATAGCTAAAAATAGAATAACAAAAAAATATATTGAAAGAGAAATGAATTTATCATATCCAACAATATTAAAATTTATAGATAACCCAGGTAGTTTGAAATATAGTCAATTAGTTTTATTATGTAAAGTAATTGACATAGATATAATAGAATTAATAACTAAATACTAAAAAAATGGAAACAAAAAAATCAACAATTACAGAACTTAATTTACAAAACGAAAAATTTAACGATATGTATATTTTTACTATTGCTTTTGAGAATGGAGATATAGGTAAATTATATAAAAAGAAAGACAAAACTTATGAGCAAGTAGGAGATGAAGTTGAATATACTTTAAGTCCTAAAGGAACAGTTAAAATAGCTTTTAAAGGTCAAAGTAAATTTGACGATAACAATACAAAAACAACAGTTAATTATGTAAATAATGATGTAAGTTCACAAGATATTATTAGACACGCTCAAGCAATGAATTTAGCTGAACAAAGATATTGCTTTGATAAAATTAACCATACTGAAATAGATAAAGTTACAAAAGAAATATATTTTAAATTAAAAAATTTTAATGGTTATAAAGAAAATGAAGTAGAGCAAAAGGTAGAAGTAGACAACGATATGCCTTTTTAACTAATCATTGTTAATAACTAATAATTTAATTTTATAAAATGTAAAATAATTTTATATAAATTAGGCACAATGAAAAAATCAATACTAGCAACTACGCCTTTTTTAATTATAAATAAATGTCTTCTCGTTAATTTAGGCGTAGACGCTAGTTTAGTTTTATCGGATTTAATTCAAAAAGAACAATACTTTAAAGATAGCTCCCAAAATAACGGGGGCTATTTTTTTAATGTAACAAATGACATTAGTTGTAGTACCACCCTTTCGTATTACCAAATTAAACAAGCACTTTCTGTGCTAGAAAAATGGGGCATAATTCAAGTAGTATTAAAGGGTGTACCAGCTAAAAAACATTTTAAGATAGATCATTCCCAGATATTAAATTTTTTAAATACTAGAATTGAAAAAACTGAAGAACTAGATTGTAAAAATTTTAATAACAAGATATTAAAAAACTCAAACTCTATTAATAATAATAAAGAAATAAAAATTAAAAATAAAAAAGTATATACACGCAAAGAAAAATTTTTAAATGACATAAAAGAATTAGAACCCAAAGAACATATAGAGGACTTTGTTGATTATTGGACTGAAGAAAATAATGTAGGTAAACAACGTTGGGAATTAGAGAAAACTTGGAATACTAATTTACGATATAAACGTTGGTGTAGAAATCAAAAAAACTTTAGTAAAGGAAGTAATGCAAATACTATGCCCGATTTTTTAGATAGTGCTTATATAAATAGAATTAAAGACGACCAAGCACAAGTAAATAAGTTTTATAAGCATTTAGTAGAAAATTGTGGTTATGAACGTATAGAAACGGCTACGGGATATATTAGGTATAGAAAAAGGATATGAATAAACAACAAATAAAATTATTTAGTAGTAAAAAAACGGATAATTGGTCTACTCCTAATTATTTATATAAAGAGTTAGATCAAGAATTTAATTTTGATTTTGACCCTTGTCCGTTAAACTCTACTTTTGACGGATTAAAAATACAATGGGGTTTAAGAAACTTTGTTAATCCACCTTATAGTAATGTTGTTGGTTTTTTACAAAAAGCTCATTATGAACTAGAACACGGTATAGCCGAAATTTGTGTATTTTTAACTTTTGCTAATACAGATACTAAATGGTTTCACAAATACTGTTATAATATAGGTGAATTAAGATTTATAAAAGGTAGGTTAAAATTTGTAGACGAAAACGGTATAACAAAAAATTCAGCTATGCGTCCGTCTATGTTAGTAATTTTTACAAGAGAAAATATAGAAATACACAAATATAGAAAAACAATATGATGTTTATTACCTTAATAAGAAACGGAATAATGTTAGGTGTAAGACACTTTGCCCCCGACGATATACGAACTTATTGGGAAATACATATATATTTAATAATAATTCAAATTAACATATTTATAACAAATGATAACAATTAGTAATTTTAGTTTAGCAACATTAATTTTAGGTGTATTTGTTCTAGGATTTTTTACAGCTTTATATATACAAAGTCAAATAAAATGAAAGAACAAAATTTACATAACAGTATAGTAGAATATTTGAATTACTACCCTCATATACTTTGGACTAGCACGTTAGGGGGTGTATATTTAGGTAAGGGAAATTATAAACAAAAGGCGTTAGTTAAAAAACATTATAAAAAAGGCGTTCCAGATCTTTTAATATTTGAACCTAATAAAAAATATAATGGATTAATGGTTGAGTTAAAAATAAAATACAATAAACCTAGTAAAGACCAAAAACTATGGTTAGCTAATTTAACCGCTAGAGGTTATAAAGCTGTTGTATGTTATTCATTAGAAGAATTTATAGAAATATTTAATAATTATACTAAAACGATATAATGTTTATAAAAAATAATCTAAAAATAATAAATGCTGATTGTATGGACATAATGAAAGGTTATGAAGATAATTATTTTGATTTAGCAATAGTTGATCCGCCCTTTGGTATAGGAAATTTTAGTCCTAAAAATCACTATGGTAATGGAGAAAGTAAATATAATTATGATTGGAATAATCAAATACCTAGTAAATTATAT